TTGTTAGATCATTTGCTTCTGACGCAGGAAATGCCATTAGTGGTGACCAATCTGCTTCTCCTGGAACTGTTGATGTTGCACTTGCAGATGGTACACAATTGTCTGGTTGTACATTTACTGATGGTTTAGCAAATCCAGAAGTGAAGAACAACAGTGGAGACCTAATATACATTGAAAACAGAAGACTAATTACTAGAGCTGCTGATCAGATCGAGGATATAAAATTAGTCATTGAATTCTGATTTTTGTTAACCTAAACCAGACGGTAGAATAATACAATGCCACAGAAGACTAATATTAAAGCAGCTCCTTATTTCGACGATTACGATTCAAGTAAAGATTTTTATAAAGTACTGTTTAGACCTTCCTATCCTGTTCAGGGTAGAGAATTAAACACACTTCAATCCATACTTCAGAATCAAGTTGAAAGTTATGGTAAATATCGTTTTAAACAAGGCGATTTAGTAGTTCCTGGTGAAGTAGGTCTCAATAAGAGACTGGATTTTGTCAAGCTTTCTTCTGTTTCAGAAGTTGCTGTAAATGTTGATGGTGAAATCATATACCAAAAATATGATATCGATGGTTTGGTTGGACAGAAAGTTAGTGGGTTATCGTCTGGTGTAGTCGCTCTCATTCTTGCTATCTCTAAACAGACAGAGAATAATAATGATACATTGTATGTTAAATATTTAACTGCTGGTGCATCAGGTGATGAAGAGACTTTTAGACAAGGTGAAACACTGGAAGTGGTTGATGGTGTTAATTCTCCTTTGCTTGTTGTTGGAACCGACGGTAGTGTTCTACCTACCAATGTTGCTGTAACAAATCCTGATACTGGTGCTGTCACTTTTGTTGAAAGTGGTGCAATGGGATATGCTGCTGCAGTAAAGGTTGAAGAAGGTGTTTATTTTGTTAATGGATTTTTTGTAAGAAATAGTGCTAAATTAATTGTTGTTGATGGATACAATAATACTCCATCTGTTAAAGTAGGATTTAAAGTAACTGAATCATTAGTATCACCAGAAGAAGATATTACCTTATATGATAACTCTTTTGGATCTTCAAACTATGCTGCTCCAGGAGCACATAGATTAAAAGTAGATCTTGAAGTTATTAAGTATGGTTATGATGAAACACCAGATAAGAATTTTATACAACTTCTTACTGTTAAGAATGGTATTATACAACGTCAAATTAAACAAGCAGATTATTCTTTATTAGAGAAAACTATTGCTAGAAGAACATATGATGAGTCTGGTGATTATGTTGTAGATAAATTTGATATTGATGTAAGAGAATTTTATAATAATGGTAATAATGGTGTATATTCATTAGATGCTACTGGTACAGTAAATAACATAACACCAGGCGAAGCTAGTGGAAAATTAGTAGCAACTGTTGGTCCTGGTAAAGGATATGTTCGTGGATATGAGATTGTTAATAAAGAAACGAAGTATCTAGAATTAGATAAAGCAAGAGATACTTTAGTTAGAGATAATGTTACTATTAGATCTACTGGATTATCTAGTTTTACACTTACTAATGTTTATAATACTCTTCCTTTAAATGCAGAGGGAGCAGATCTAACAGCATATCCAACAGTATATCTAAATTCTACCTATAATGATGGTACGGTAGGTTCTAATAATACTGAAGATGATGGTAATTATATTCAGACTATTGATAGAAGAGGTAAGGGTTTTGATAAGGATTTTGGTATTAAAACTATATACATAACTCCTGCTATTCCAACAGATGATATTGGTGATGCTAGTATTGTTAATCCAACTGGTTCTATACCCGATTTACGTAATATACACTTTATTACATCCAGAACAGCATCTAATGGAGTAGCAGATACAGGATCAGTAGAAGTACTTGCTTTGGCAAAAGTTATTAGACCAGAACTTGGATCTACTCCGTGTCTTCAGTTAGTTGTTTATGGTAGAAAGGATTATTTGGATACTATTTTAATTGAGTATGATGAGAATCAAGGCACCAGAAGAAGAGATCTTTTTAAGACAAAAAGTGATGCTGATGGAAATGTTCTTGCCAATACTATAGGATATATTTCTGATTACAACGAAACTATTATTCCTTTGGTTGGTGTTGCTAAACCTAAAGATTTTTCATTATTAAAGAGACCAGAAGGATTTAATCCTGATACTGATAAAGTTGTATCCAGAGGAAGAACAGCAGGTGGTCAGACTCCTTATACTGGTTTATTTAATCTATCATATTTCAACCCAGTATTTTTCACAAAACTAATAGTAGATACTAATGTTACTAGTGATTTTACACCAGGTAAGTATATTACAGGATCACAGAGTGGTGCTTATGGTGTAATAGAAGGTGATACTAATGGATATCTTTCTTCAGGTAAAAGTCTTTTAATAAAAACATTATCTGGACGTTTTGTTCCAGGTGAAACAATTGTTAGTGAAGAAGGTGGTCTTTTAAGGATTGCTAGAGAAAATACACTATCTCACTTTATTGTTAATAAAGGTGGAACTGGTTACTCATTTACTCATCAAGTCGAAGTTAATGGTCTTTCATATGAAACATCTGATATTTCTGTTGGTGAATTGGGTGGTACTTTATATAAATTAGAAATTAATAATCGTGATGCAGTTTCTGTAGAATATTCCATTCCACCAACAGTAGTTGTTGTTGATCCTGCAGATAATCCTGTTAATGGTGCTGATGCTGTTATTACACCTGTTTTGTTTAGAGATACCGTAGTTACATATGGTTCTCAAAGTGTTAAATCATTGTATTCAACATTTGGTGATGGAAAGAAATTTAGTGCTGATATAGAAACTATTGATTCTAATTATTCAGAAACTAAAGCAGTAACAGAGTACACATTCTCTGGTAAGGAAGGGTATAGGTATATTGAATGTAATGGATTCAGTGCTAATGCTGCTGAATTTGTAACACAAGGTGATATCATTCAATTCAACTCTGTAATACCAGAGTCATCTCCTGGTGCTGGTGATGCTACTAGTCGTATCAATCGTTTTGTAGTTGAAAGTGCCACTCTTCCACAAGGAACTAATAAATCAAGAATTAATATAAATTTTGCATTACCAGATAATGTTACAGCAGAATCAGTAGTAAGATTGCGTCCAACTGTTTCTAGTGGAACTGGTTCTACATTAATATTTCCAACAGGAAGTAAAGAGGTTGGTAGTTTAATTAAGAATTCAGAAGATACACAAATTAAGTACTATATTAGAAGAGATTTTGTTGTTCCTGGTACTGCTACTGGAGGTAACATAACTTTCGTTGCACAACTTGGTTTTGGTACACAGAGATTCTCTGAATTTAATGAGAATGATTTCTTAATTACTGTACATGATAAGGGTGATGCAAATAATATTGAAACAGGAGATGTTATTTACGTTTCACCAGATTTTGTAGAGACAAAGAATATTTCTGATCCAACATCTGGTTTGTCATCAGGAAGTATGACATTAACCTTCCCAGAGAATCATTTTGGAAACACTGTATCAAATTTCCCTAAACTTAAATTAACTGCAACATTAGAGATAAGTAAAGCAAAACCAAAAACAAAGAGTTCTGTATCTAATAAGAGAATTATTATTACTGCTGCTGGTGATAAAGTAATACCTTTGAGAGGTATTGATTATGATAGTGATAGCACAGAATCTTATACTTATTCTGATGTTTATGATATTAAGTACATATACGAAGGATCTACATCTGCACCACCTACAGTTGATGTTAATGGTAATTTAGTTGTAGGTACTGATATAACACATAGATTTACTTTTGATGATGGACAAAGAGATACATTCTATGATGTTTCTAGACTTGTATTAAAACCAGGATTCCAAGCACCAACTGGTCAAGTTGTTGTTGCTTTCGATTACTTTGAGCATTCTCAAGGTGATTTTGCAACAGTTGATTCATATGTTCATGAAGATGGTGTTGTTGCTGATGATGTTCCATCTTTCAACTCTACTGTTCATGGTATTGTTAATTTAAGGAATGTTCTTGATTTCCGTCCTAAAGTAGATTCTACTGCTATTATTTCTGGTTTCCAAGATACTTCTATATTATCTCAAACTGAATATATCAACTTCACTGGTCCTGGTGGTTCTGTTTCTAGTACTCCAGCATCAAGTAAGTTACTTCCATATACTGTTTCCTTCACAGAGTCACAATATCTTGATAGGATTGATGGTGTATTTTTAAACAAGAAAGGTGATTTTGTAATCAAGACTGGTAATTCCTCTTTAAATCCATCTAAACCAGAGATGATTGAGGATGGTATTGTATTGTATTACATGTATATCCCTGCTTTCACTAGATCAAGTAAGGATGTAAGAATTATCCCTGTGGATAATAAGCGTTATACAATGAAAGATATTGGTAAACTTGAGAAGAGAATTGAAAGATTAGAATATTACACATCTTTAAGTATATTAGAGCAACAAGCATTAAACATGCAGGTTAAAGATGCTCTTGGTATTGATAGAGTTAAGAGTGGCTTTGTTGTTGATAATTACGAATCACACAGTGCTGGTAATCTTAAATCTATAGATTATAAATGTTCTGTTGATGCACAACAATCTGTCCTACGACCACAAGTAAAGGAAGAGAGTTTCAAATTAACAGAAATTTATAGTAGAGATTATCAAAGAGATATTGCTGGATATGTTAATAATAGCGATGTTGTTACTCTTCCATACACTAATATAGTTTATGCTCATAATGCATTTGCTACAAAAACTATTAATCCTAATCCATTTGTTGTTATACAATATCTTGGTGATGCTTCATTAAATCCTAATGTTGATCAATGGTATGATACTACTGTTGCACCATTATTGACTGATAATAATACTGGTTTATTCTCTATATTCCTTACAAAGGATGTTACAGAAAGTTTCTCTAGTATATACAATTCATTTGTAGTCAACTGGGTTGGTGTTAATAAAGCTTTCTATAATATAAATCCATTATCAGAAAATAATTCTGATTCCGCAGCATCTAGTGTTAATAATGCTTCTGTATCAAGTTCTTCTAATATTAGTCCACAAAATAATGAAATAGCAAAGGGTGTTGGATATAAGACTGTTAATAATACTACTGTTGTAGATTCTTTAAGATTTTTTGCAAGATCTATTCCAGTCAAATTTGTTCTTAAGAGATTAAAACCAAAGACACAAGTTTATGTGTTTATGGAGCAAAGAAATATTGATAGATGGGTATTGACAGATTCCAGATTTACTGGAGTTGCTGGTAATTCATTAACTTCATTTAATACACCTATCATTACAGATGAGTATGGTAATGCTAGTGGTATTCTTTTAGTTCCTGCAGGTAATGCTCCTAAAGAGAATACTCCTTGGAGTGGAGATGTTAATCAAGTTCAATATGATGATACTTCGGAAGAAATAAGATTCTCAACAGGTATCAAGACAATTAGATTTACTTCTAGTTCTACAGATTCAGACAAGAATTCTGTGGATACTTATGCTGAAGTTAAGTTCTATGCAACTGGTATTTTACCAGAGAATCCTGCATCTATTATTTCTACTGCACCAGCATTCTTCAAAGCAAATGAAGGTGTTCAGTTGATTGATAGTAATACTGAAAATGTTGCTAGACCCAACCCACTTGCACAGACATTTAAGGTGGAAAACTTTGAAGGTGGTATGTTCTCTACTGGTGTAGATTTATTCTTCTCCAAGAAGAGTTCTTCTATTCCTATAAGAGTTTATTTAAGTAATGTAGATAGTGAGAAGCCAGGAAAGTATATTCTACCAGGATCTGAAGTTACTTTATATCCAGATACATTCCTCAAAGTTTATTCTTCTGGTAATATAACATTAACAGTTGGAGAGAATGTAACTGGTAGTAGATCACTTGCTATTGGACCTCTTTCCAAGGTATATGATAGAAATATGTTTGAGGTGTTGCCTACTAGTAATGGTAAGATTTCAATTACTAACGAGCAAGTATATACATTTGTATTGAGTAACCACAATGGTACTTCATTCCAAGCAAATGAAGATCTTACTTTAAATAGTGTTACACAATATAATAATGCTAATAATGCAACGATTGGTTTAAAGACTGCTAAAGATTCTGGTAGAGTATCATCATTAAATGTTACTAAATTAGGTTCTGGTTATGAAGGAGCAACAATTACAGTTGAGAGTCCTCAATTACCTGGTGGTAGTAATTCTACGGGATCTGTTAAGGTATCTAATGGACAAATTTATCTAGCAGATGTTGCTATATCTGGTAGAGGATATACTGAAGCACCTGCAGTTGTTGTTAGAGGATCAGGTTCTTCTGCTACAGGAGCAATTATTGAGTCTGAAATTGTTATAGATGAACCAGCAGTTAGAATGGGTATTGCTGTTGATACAGATACTACAGTTAACTCAACTATTCCCACAAGATTTAATTTCAACTATCCTGTATATCTACAAGATAATACAGATTATGCTCTTAATATTGAATGCGATACAACAGAGTATGAGATATGGTCATCTAGACTTGGCGAGACAGATATTTCTTCTGGATTAGTTGTTAATACACAACCACTGTTAGGTTCAGTATTTAAGTCACAAAACGTTGATAATTGGACAGAAGATTTGTTTGAAGATATTAAATTTACTCTATACAGAGCAGAATTTGATATTAGTAGAACTGCTGAATTATTATTAACTAATGAAGAATTGGGTTATGAAAAATTAGCATCAGATCCTATAGAGACATATGCTTTAGCAAATAGTACTGCAACATCTGCGTTGTTTAAGAATAATAGTAATATAGTTAAGATAAATCATCGTGATAATGGATTTGAAACAGATGGAAAATCTAAAGTTTACTTTAGAGGAGTAGAGAGTTTTGCTGGTTATGATGTTAGTGATATAGAAAATACTCTTTATACAGTTGCTAACTCTGGTATTGATAGTTATACAGTTGTTGGTCCTGCTAGAGCATCAGTTACAGGTTTTGGTGGTGGTACAAATATACTAGCATCATATAATAGAAAGTATGAGAAACTATATGCACAAGTTCCGTACTTACAAACATCTGATACAAAGATTGATAGTTATGTAACTACAACAAATATCGTTCCTGTTGATTCTTTAACTACAAATTATAGTTCCTATTCACAGTCATCAAAAGAAACTACTTTCTTGAATGAAGAGCAATTCTTCTTAAATCAAAAGGTTATTGCTTCTAGTATCAATGAAATAGTTAATGGTGTTGATAATTCATTAGTGTATAAGATTGATCTTTCATCAACCAAATCACATTTATCACCTTTGATTGATTTAAGAACTAGTTCTGTTAAATTAGGATCTAATAGAGTTGAGAATACTACTGGTACAGAAAATAGATACGGAAAGAAATATCAAATTCTTAAATTACATCCAATCTATAAATTTACAGTTACTGGTAATGGTAGTACTGTTATAACAACAGGTCAAAATGTTTCAGGTCAAAAATCAGGAGCATCTTCCGAAGTTTTACAGGTTATTAATAATGATGTTTATGTTAAGATTAAGAATTCTTTGAATTTTGAAGTTAATGAAAAACTAAATTTCACTGTTCAGACTGATCTAGACACAGTAACTTCAATTTCTCCTGCTGGTATATTTGAACAGGTTCCTAATTTTGTTACAGGATCAACTATTACTGCATATAACCCATCTAATTTAAGTGAGAAATATGATAATAAAATAAGTGGTAAGGTAGTTTTGTGGGATTCTAAAACCAAGTCTTTAACTATAGAAAACGATAAGAATCCTATTAACAATAATTATATAAGTCCTATTACTGCTGGTAGTGATTATGCTAGAACACCAGCAACAAGTGATCAGGTTTATGATATATTCCGTCAGGGAGAAATTATTGATTTTGAAGGATCTACTTTAAGCACTGCAAAATTTGCAGAAATTAAAACTATGACATATGGTAATGGTGTTGATTATGTTCCTGAAGATGGTTCTATTAACACTTCAGGTGTTTCGAAATATGTTACTAAAGAGATCTATATTGATAATCCTGCAACTGCAGTTAATGTTTATATAACTGCCAATGTTAAAAATATCGAAGATATTAAGATTCTTTATAAGACAAAACTATTAGCATCACAAGAGAATTTCAATGATATTGATTGGGAATATTTCAATGTTGATGGTGGTCCAGATAATAAAGATATTATTGCTACATCTGAAAATAGTATTTCTGGACAGTATGAAAAGCAATCTTCTTATCAAGAGTTGAGATATACTGTTGATAGTTTAAAAGATTTTTCTTCTTTTGCTATTAAAATTGTTATGAAGACATCGGATCCTTCATATATTCCTAAAATACAGGATATGAGGGCAGTTGCTTCCTATTAAAATGGAGTATCTTAAAGTTAAAGGTCATGAGAATTTTGTTAGAGATACTAACACTGGAGCAATAATTAATGTTGCTCCAAAAGCACCTAAATCATTTTCGGGTGAATTTCAGAATGCCATCAAAGAACTAAATACTTTGAAGGAAGAAATGTCCGAAATCAAGTCCCTCCTTAAGAAATTAGTTAAATGACTTTAAGAAATGTCGCTAAAGATTTTAGTCTAGAAGATCAGAGGCAAGAGATCAATGAGATTGCTGCTGATTTGCAACAGACTCGTGAGGGAACGTATTCGTTTAGTGGATACAAAACATTCACTTCAGCAGTATCATTTAATGCTGGTATATCAACTAGTAATGTTGAAGCTGTATTTCACTCTGCTACAATCAGTGATTTAACAGAAGGAAGAGTTGTAATCGTCGGGACAAATGGAGCATTAGTAGATACAGACAAATTAACTTGGAATAGTACTACTAATAAACTTGTTATAGATGGTGGTATAGATTCAACTACATTTACAAGTCAAGGAACAGTTATTGGTAATACTGGTGCTAATATTACAGGTGCTGAATGTGTATTTGCATCTGTTACAGTTAGTGATTTAACTGCAGGTAGAGTACCTATTGTCGGTACTGTTGGTGCATTAGAAGATAGTGCTAAATTAACTTTTGATGGTACTGATTTAAATGTTACAGGTGATGTAGATGTTACAGGCAACTTTAAGAAAAGTGGATCTCCTCTTGGTTTAAATCATCTTAATAATGTTAATATTCCAACTACACCTACTGAAGATCAAGTTCTTGCTTATAATATTGTAAGTGGTAATTGGAGAGCTATAGATGTTGATATAGATGAATTTGATTGGTCAACTGATACTACTATTCCAAACTATATCAAAAACATTACTGCACAAATGGTTAGTGATTGGGAAGATGCACATGATTGGGGTGACCATGGTACTGAAGGATATTTAAAATCAGAATCAGATACTTTAGGTTCTGTAACTGCTAGAGGTGCAACAACAATTACAGGAGTTACTTTCCAAGATGTTACTATTACAGGAAATTTATCATATAGTGGTTCTCAAAGTAATATATCACAAAATGCTGCAGTTGGTACTAGTAGTCTTACATTAAATGCTGATATTGGTAGGTATAATAATGTATCTGGTACAGGAGGTAGTAGTATACTTACAATGGCTGATACTACTGGACTTGTTGAAGGAGCATCAGTATCTTTAATCACTACTAATAGTGGTAACTTGAGTGTTACAGCATCTGCAACTATATTATCAATAGATGTTAATGGTACTGACATTACTTTAAGTGAAAATCTTGGTGGTTCTGGTGCTGGGAATATGGATATATATTCACCAATACAACCATCATTAAATGCATCAATCATTGCTGAACGTTCTGCATTAGCAGATGCTATAGTAAGATTTAATGAAGGAAGTAATATTTGGGAATTCTTTAATGGAACAGATTGGGGATATTTCTCCAATTATTCTTTAGAAGGTTCTACAAGTACATCTAATCATGTTATATTAAAAGCAAACCCATCTGTGGATGATGGTAATCCTGTATCATTTGTAGAATTAATTGGTACTAGTGATTTTAATATTGATTGGGATGGTGTTAATAAAAAAGCAACATTCTCTTTACCTAATGTTGCTGGTATTACTGCTGGTTCTTATACAAATACAAATATTACGGTTAATGATAAAGGAATAATCACTTCTATTGCTAATGGACAATCTGGTGGTGGTAATTCATCTGTATCTATTGCTGCCACTCCACCAGGTAGTCCTACTGCTGGTGATATGTGGTGGTCTTCGATAGAAGGTAGACTTAAGATTTATTATACAGATGAGACTCCTGATTCTTATTGGGTAGATGCTAGTCCACCTTTAGCAGCTTCAAGTGGTGGTGGAATAACTGATGGAGATAAAGGAGATATAACTATATCAATTGGAGGTACTGTTTGGAGTGTTGATGATGATGTAATAGAAGAGAAACACATCAATGCTGGTGGTACTGTTGGTCCTGATAAAGTTTTAGTATATGATTCAAACGAAGCTACTAATTGGAAATGGGCAGATCAATCTGGTGCTGGAGGTGGTGGAGGTGCTAATGTAAGTATTAGTCTTAATGCTCCAACAACACCTTCTGCAGGTGATTTGTGGTGGAAAACTGATGAAGGAAGCTTAAAGATTAATTATGATGATGGGGGTAGCACACAGTGGGTAGATGCTTCACCTCATCTGGCACAGACATATCTAGATGATGGTGCAAGTACTAGATTAGAAGCTGATGGTCACTTAAAGTTGACAGGACATATTATTCCTACAACAAATGCAGCATACGATTTAGGTAATGCAGAATATAAGATAAGACACTTATTCCTATCAGATAATTCATTATGGGTTGGTGATGAGCATAAAGTCTCTATTGATGCAGGTAAGATGAAATTTAGGAAGAGAAAGAAAACTGCACTTCCTAAAGCATTAACAGATCTTGGTGCTAATGTTACTCAAGTATTAGATTTTTATAATAACAATTTGAAACCAGTTGGATATCCAACAAAGTCTCAAGCAGAAGATCTATCTGTAGATAATATGATGCAGTTTATTAAATCATTAAATCCTGAATTAACACAAATTGAAGATTTATATCCAGCAAAGTTTCTTCCTGATGGTAATACAAACCCTGCATATACTGATAATGACTGGGAAGATCAACAGGAAGCTATTGGTGGTGGTTTAGGAGTTGCTGAAATAGATCAGTGGTTTGCTGGAGATATAAACAGTGATGATAGTGCTGATGGTTATGGAATAGTACAATATCCAAATGCTGGTCCTGGTCAAAATGATGCTGCAAATAGAAAGATTTATAATAATATTTTAGGTGATGTTACAACAAATACACAAACTACAGTTGCTAGATCTCCTGCTCCATTTGCAGTGAAAGGTGCAGGTATGACAGAGACTGCTGGTGTATTTACATTCCCAAGTGATGGTATGTGGGAAATAGAATTTGCTTCTAGGTTCCAAGCATCTGGTGCTGGTGCGTACCATCAGGGACAAGAGTCAGGAGGTTGGGAATCTTTCATAGAACATAGTACTAATGGAGGAGGTAGTTGGGATTATGTAAGAAAGGGAATTGAGTATTGTCAAAGTTCTGGAAATGGTGGATCTCCAGAAGCAAAAGCCTTAAGTATAAAAACTATTATTAATGTAAGTGATTTTACACAAGAAAGATGTAGATTTAAAGTTAACTCTGGAGCCAATGGTACCATGTATGGTGGTTCCAAAGGTGGAACTGTAATGACGTTCAAAAA